TCATTTAACGAGCATCATTTTCAAAAATTTAGACAAGGTTATCCTTATATAAAATATATTTCAGATTTATTTAAAGAGGTCTGCCCTAAAAGATGGACAGCACAAAAAGATATGATTGATAAAACCTCTAATGATTTTTTTATTAAAGATACAGTATTTACAACCATTACTATTAATAGAAATTTTAGAACTGCAATACATACCGATAGGGGAGATTTAGCAGAGGGATTTGGAAATCTGGGTGTATTAGAAGCTGGTAATTATGATGGAGCCTATACAGTTTTGCCAAAATATAAAGTTGGCTTTGATGTTAGAAGTGGAGATATTTGTTTTTTTGATGTTCATGAGTTTCATGGAAATACTGAAATAAAAGCAAAAGGTACATTTGAAAGAATATCCATTGTATGCTATTACAGAAAGAATATGGTCTATTGTAAATCTGCTTTAGAAGAAATGGAAATAGCTAAAAGACTTAAAAATAGAGCCAACCTCAACCAATGAATTTTAGAATAGCGATACCTACTATTGCAAGATCAAAAACTATTAAAAAAAAAACAATAGGATATTTACAAAGGACAAATATTGATTTATCTAAAGTGGATCTTTTTTTTAGCGATCCATCAGAAATTGAGGAATATAAAAAGGAATTAAAAGATGTTCCTATTAGTAATTATATACCAACAGATCAAAGGCATATTAGACTTCAAAGAAATTTTATAGCCAAATATTATCCAGAGGGACAATTTTTATTAGGTATAGATGATGATATTTCTTCAGTACAAATGAGAGTTACTGAAAAGAAAACACAAGAATTAACAGATTTAAACGAATTTATAGAACAAGCATTTGAAATTTCACAAAGTCATAAATTTGATATTTGGGGAGTAAATGCAGTATTAAATCCTTATTTTATGAGGACTGATATAAGTTTTAATTTAAGGTATATTGTTGGTTGTTTTTATGGTTGGAGAAATACATATCAGGCTAAAAATATTTTATCTACTGAAAAAGGTATTGATGGAATGTTATATGGTAAAGAAGATTTTGAAAAAAGCATACAATATTACCTTGCTGATGGGGGAGTCACAAGATTTAATTATGTTGCACCAAAAACCAAGTATTATTCAGAAGATGGCGGAATACAAACCTATAGAACCATTCAAAATGAACAGCATGGAGTAGATTATCTAGTAAAACACTATCCTTTATTTTGTCGTGAAAATAAAAATAAAAAATCCAAGTGGCCTGAAGTTGTATTGAAAGACCAAAGAAAAAAGGTTAAAAGGAAATAAACAAAAAGGACATAATGGCAAGACCACTAAAGAAAATAGATAATGAGGCAATCAAGAAATTAGCCCAATTACATTGCACTTTTGACGAAATTGCAGAATTTTGTGATGTTTCTACAAAGACTTTACAACGGAGATATGTCCACACTATAAAAAAGGGTCGTGAGATGGGCAGAATTAGTTTAAGGAGAGCGCAATTTGAAAAGGCTTTATCAGGTAATGTAGTTATGCAGATATGGTTAGGTAAACAACATTTAGACCAAAAAGATATAATTCATCAAACTAATTACAATGAACCATTACCATTAATAATTGAGGGTATATCTAAAGAATTAAATGGTACACACAATTTCAATGAACAAAAAAAATTGAATGGCAAAGAATAAGGGTAATGTATATGGCACAATTATCGTTTATGAAAAAAAACTTAAAAGAACTTCTATTGGTGGTGGTAGAGTTAAAACATCATCAATGAATAAATCCAAGAGAAAAAGCTATAAAAGATACAATGGTCAAGGTCGTGGATAATATATTTATTGTTATCTTTAGTTGTTTAGGGTTTATGGTTCTATTATCAATCTATATGTTAATTACTTTATCTTGAATTAAATCAATACTATAAAAGGATAATCATGGAAATAGGAGAGAACATCAATCTCAAATTAAGACGAGAAAAAGAGAAATTAAAAGAAGAATTAGAACAAGTTAAAATACAAAGAGATATAGCTTTAAGAAAATTAAATAAAATAGTAAAACTTATTCATGGAAAATAAGAGAAGCAGTTTCTATCCTAGTGGGGAGTTTATTCCATACCAAATGCCAAACGATTTTAGATTTTCAAAAAACAAAGAAGCCTGTGGTAATTGTGCTATGTATTCAAACAGAAGAAGTTTTTGTGGAGTATATAAAACACAAGGAGTTAAAGATACTTTCACTTGTAACAAGTGGAGAAAAAGGCATTTTCAAAGATAATAGAGTTCGTATGGAAGAACCTGTTCATTATTTAGTTTTATTATTACTTCAATTTGATGGAACTCTAATTAAGGAAGTGTTGGAGTTTACAAGACCTGTAACTTTAATGGAATGTTTAGACTTTGCTGATGGACATAGAGAAGCAATAGCAACACATAAATGGATTGAAGAAGATATTATAAGATCAGGTTGGTATCTTAATGATGGTACAGGAACATATCAAGGAAGTATGTGTATTCAAGACCCTAATCAATTATAATTCGTAATTAATAAACTTTTATGATAAGTAAAATATTATGGATTTAAAAGATAAAATTGTAGGTTTGGCTTTAGCGGCTTTAATAGCATTAGTTGGTTGGAATTTAAAAGAAACTTGGACTATGAAAGAAGAAGTATTTAAACTTCAACAAGGACAAATATTTCTATCTGAACAGCTTAAAAAGAACACTAATATTATTAAGAGAAATATTAAGAAACTTACTAAGAAAAATAAGAAAAAGAAGAAAAAGGCGGAGAATGAATAATGAAATATTTAATTGTGTTTTTAATCTCCCTATCTTTAGTTGGTTGTAAAGCCAATATTCTTAATACTGCTGTATGTCCAGACAAGACAACAATTGAAGTTGGAGTAACTGAAACAGATGCTAAAAATGATAAGTTACAAGAAAAGAAATCTATAACCCAAACTTGGAAATGGGGAAAGAAGAAGTGTAATGACTCTTAAAATTTCAGAGGAAGCAAAAGTTCAAATGCCTATGAAAACGGTAGCTAGTTTAATTGCCATCGTAGCTTTAGGAACTTACGCTTTTTTTTCTTTTCAAGAAAAATTAAATCAACACGCAACTACATTACAAATTATGGAAAAAGATTTAGTAGAGAATACAGAGTTCAGAATAAAATGGCCACGTGGACTTTTAGGGAGTTTGCCTGCTGATTCCGAACAATTTATGTTAATAGAAGAACTTTATAAACAAATTGATAAAGTACAAATACGAGTAGATAGTATGCTTCATAATGATGTTAATATAAAAGCATTAGAAAAAGCAGTTAATAAACTACAAAATGATGTAGAAAAATTAAAAGACAAACAAAGAGAATTTGCTAATGGAAGTGGAACTCATTAATGTCAGAAATAATTATAGCCCTTTTAATGATTGTTAATAATGAAATTGCAGAACATAGAATACAGCCCTCAATGGGTGAATGTCTTAAAGGTAAAAGAGTTGCTGAAAGAAATCATCAACCGAATGTACAGTATAGTTGTATTAAATCTGAAGCTGAACTAGAAACAAATATAGATGGATCAATCTCAATTAAAAAACTAGTATTAAACTAATGGATAAATATGGCGATTACACAGATTAATGCAGAGGATAAAACCTACGAAAATGAAGTACAAGAGGTTGTACAACTTAAAAATATAATAGATTCTAAAGAAGCTGAAATAACAGCATTAAAAAGTGTTATAGATGAATTAAAATTAGCTAAAGTTCAAGCAGTAGAAAAAGCTAACAACCTTATGGTTAATCATATCTGTAAAAATGAAAAAGAATTAAATGAGGTTAAAGATGATAATAAGAAATTATCACAACAAATTACCGATTTAAAAAAGGAAGCAAAGGATTTGTTATTATATCCATAATTTTATGACATTGAGTATTACTATGATTGATTGGTTTATTAATAAGATTGGAAAAATATCTAGAAATATATTTCATTGGACTTGGAAAGTTCAAACACACAGAAAATACCATAAGAACAAAAAAGATGAGAAATGAATTTCTTATTAACTATGTTTATATGTGCAAATACAGCACAAGGAGTACAATGCTTACCGCCTATTAAATTTGATATTTTATATAAAGATGGATATGAATGTATGGTTGATGGTTATATCAAATCACATGAGAAATTTATTGAAATTGGGAGAGAAGAAATTAACAAACATAAGATATTTATAAAGTTTGGTTGCTATGAAGATCAGTCTAACAAAACCTCAGCATCAAGTAAGTCAATCAAATAAAAGATTTAGAGTATTAGTTTCAGGTAGAAGATTTGGTAAGACCTATCTTTGTATAACTGAAATGATGAAGTATGCTACACAAGTAAATAAGAACATCTGGTATGTAGCACCCACATTTAAAATGGCTAGAGAAATAGTTTGGTCTAAATTAAAACAAATGTTATCTGATTTTAATTGGATTGAAAATATTAATGAATCAAATTTACAAATTAGAGTTAAAAAAACAGGAAGCATTATATCTTTAAAAGGTTGTGAGAACTATGACTATTTAAGAGGTGTGGGTATAGATTTTTTAGTATTAGATGAATTTGCAGATATAAATGAAAAGGCATGGACAGAAGTTTTAAGAGCAAGTATTTCTGATACAGTTGGTGATGTTCTAATGTGTGGTTCTCCTAAAGGTTATGGTAATTGGAGTTATCGTATGTATGAAAAAGGTAAGACAGAATCTGATTGGGATAGTTTTCAATTTACTACTTTACAAGGCGAGATAGTTTCTAAACAAGAAATTGAATCTGCTAAACAAGATTTAGATATAAGAACCTTTAGACAAGAGTTTGAGGGAACTTTTGAAAATTATGCTGGTGCTGTTTATTATAATTTCCATGCTGTTGATAATGTTAGACCAAAAGAAATAGATTGGAAGAAACCTTTACATATTGGAATAGATTTTAATGTTGACCCTATGAGTGCCGCAGTAGCACAAATAGATAAAGATCATATTCATTTTGTTGATGAGATAGTTATTTATTCAAGTAATACAGATGAAATGGTACAAGAAATTAGAGATAGGTATGGAAGCAAACAAAAAATATTTGTCTATCCTGACCCAGCTTGTCGTCAAAGAAAAACTTCTGCTGGTGGTAAAACTGATTTAACAATATTACAAAATGCTGGATTTCATGTTAAATGTAAATTTAAACATAGTCCAATTAGAGATAGAGTGAATGCAGTTAATTCAAGAATGAAGTCAGCACACAACATCAGGTACATTTTTATATCGCCTTCTTGCAAAATTATGATAAAAGGTTTACAAAGACAAGTGTACAAGGAAAACACAAATATTCCTGATAAGGAAGAGGGTTACGACCACATGAATGATGCAATTGGATATTTAGTTGAAATAGTTAAGCCTTTAATTACCCAACCATTGTTATTTAAGCCTCAAAGATGGAATATTAGACAAAGATAATATGGCATACTCAAGAGATCAAATATTACAAACCCATACTGATTTTAAAGAAAATATAAATCATTGGCAGTTTTTTATTAGGTCTTATAATGGTGGATTTGATTATCAGGTAGGTCAATACTTAAATAGATATAATTTAGAACTTGACAACGAATTTAATCAAAGGCTTTTAAACACTCCTTGCGACAATCATTGTAAAAATATTATTCAAATCTATTCATCATTTTTATTTAGAGTAAAAGCTAGTAGAGATTTTGGTGCTATGCAAGATGAAGCTAGTTTAGAAACCTTTTTAAGAGATACAGATTTAGAGGGTAATAATTTTTCAAGTGTTATGAAACAAGCACAAAACTATTCAGCAATTTATGGACATTGTTTATTAATATTAGACAAACCAAAAATACAAACAAACACAAAGGCAGAAGAACTAAATCAAGATATAAGACCTTATTTATCAATTTTAACTCCTGAAAATATATTTGATTGGAATTATAAAAGACTTCCAAATGGAAAATATGTTTTAGATTATTTGAAAGTCAGAGAAGAAGTAGATAGTAAGGGTGGAACATATTTCAGATGTTGGCACGAAGATGTTGTTGATACTGTTTATTTAGAAGCAAATAGAAATGAACCTATTTTGATAGATACTGCCATTAACCAGATTGGCAAAATACCAGCAGTTATTTTATACAATGCAAAATCACACAAAAAAGGCATTGGTCAATCTGATCTAACAGATATAGCAGAATTACAAAAAGCAATCTATAATGAATTTTCAGAAATAGAACAATTAATAAGATTAACTAACCACCCATCATTAGTAAAAACAGCTGGTGTAAATGCTAGTGCTGGTGCTGGTGCTATTATTGAAATACCAGATGAAATGGAACCTAATTTAAAACCTTATCTACTACAACCATCAGGACAAAATTTAGATGCTATTATGAACTCAATAACTAAAAAAGTTGAATCAATAAACAGAATAGCACATACAGGAGCAGTAAGAACAACTAAAACAGCAGTATCAAGTGGTATAGCATTACAAACAGAATTTGAATTATTAAATGCTAGACTATCTGAAAAGGCAGATAATTTACAATTAGCAGAAGAACAAATATTTAAGATATACGCAGAATATCAAAATGCAAACTTTGATGGAGAAATAAATTATCCAGATTCATTTAACATAAGAGATTATGCTAGTGATTTAGTATTTTATCAACAAGCTAAAGCAGTAAATGTTCCATCACCTACTTTGAATAAAGAAATAGATAAAGAAATAGCAAGAGCAGTAATTGATGATGATGAAAAACTTGGAGAAATATTTGATGAGATAGATGCTAATAAAGAAGTTGGACAATTTACTCAAGAAGAACCTCAACAAGAAGATCAAGAAGTAGAGGAAGAAGAAGTTTAATGAATGTCAGATATTATTCAAGATTTTGCGAATTACAGAATTAGGTCTATTGAATTAGCAGAAGCCAAATATTACGAATCCTTAATAAAAGTTTTAGATAACATTGAGAAACAAGTAACAAGTCTTGTTGGTAGAACATTACCCACAGATGATTTAGGTAAATTATTTGATTTAAAAATAGCAATAGCAATTCAACCAAAGATTAGACAAATATTAGAAAAGGAATATTTAGCTTGGAGTGATACAGTTGTAAGAGAGGGATTTAATAAACAGGCTAAAAGAATTGAAAAAGCATTTAAAGGAATAAAGGTAGCAAAAGAATTTAAACAATTAACTAATGCTGATTTAACATTAATAACTAATCTCAAAAGACAATCATTTACTCAATTTAAAGATATATCTAATACTTTTACTAGAAAATTAACCGAAAAAGTGTACCAAGCCACATTAACAAGTGCTGAATTTACTGAATTAGAAAAAGAATTAAGGCAAACAATCAATGGCATTTATGCTAGAGCAGACGATAAAGAATTAAATAAATTAATAGATATTATAAAAAAAGATGAAATTAAACTTAAAAAGGTAAGAAGAAACTCAATAGTGGGTAAAAAATTAAGGCAGAAATTAGACAATAATATACAAATACTACAATCTAAATTTGCTAGTGATCGTGCTGGAGAAAACATGAAAAGATATGCTGGACAAATCTTAAATGACTCATTAAGAGAATTTGATGCACAACTTAACTTTGCAAAATCAAAAGATGCTGGGTTAATTTGGCTTAAATATCAAGGTTCATTAATTCCAACAAGTAGGGATTTTTGTAGGCTTGTAAGAGGCGGAACTTATGATAAAAGAAATAGTGGACTATTCACAATTGATGAAGTCAAGAGATTATGGAATAGTAGAGGGTGGTCAGGTAAAAAGTCTGGAAATCCTTTATTTGTTCGTGGTGGATATAATTGTCGTCATCAATGGAGCTATGTCAATCCTGATTGGTATGATATTAGCGGCAAACTTAAAATGTAAAGGAGAATAATATGCCAGAAGAAACAAAAGTAGTTGAAACACAAACTACACCAGAGGTTAAAGAAGAAATTAAAGAACAACCTCAAACACAATCTTTTAATCAAGAACAATTAGACAGAATTGTTAAACAGAGATTAGAAGCAGAAAAAAGAAAACACGAAAAACAATTAGATGATCTTAAAAAACAAGATGAAGATGTTTTAAAAGAAAAAGAAGTTAAAGAAGCTAAATCAAAAGCTGATCTTGAAAAAGTTATGCAACAAAGA